TTTATATGAATTAAGTTTAGCGTTTCAAGACGTACAGAATATGGATTTAGATCCAGAAGTAATGAAGGATACATTAGACAGTATCAACGATGCCATTGAAAACAAAGCAGAAAACATTGCGAAACTTATTCGAAATCTCGAATCAGACGTGTCAGCCTACAAAGAAGAAGAGGACCGTTTAAAAACAAAACGTCAAGCTACAGAAAATAAAGTGAAATGGTTGAAGACATATTTAGAAGACAACATGAAACTAACTGGAAAGACTAAATTCAAATCAGGAATATTCAACTTCTTGATTCAAAAGAATCCAGCTAGTGTGAACATCACTGACGAAAAGATTATCCCAGAAGAGTTTCTAATCCAACAACCACCTAAAGTAGATAAGACTTCAATAAAAGAAATCTTGAAGAAAGGAATTGAAGTTCCAGGGGCTGAACTAAAACAAACGGAAGGGTTGAGAATTAGATAGCATGAGAATTCTAGCAATTGACCCTGGAAGCGCAAAGATTGCAAGTAGTACGAACGGTATCGTGTTACTTGATAACGCAAGATTAGTAAATCATTGGGTCGTTCCTTCCGCAAGAGTCCATGATATTCGGAATTGGTTCGAAGAGGTCGGTCGCTTCTTAGATGTGGATGTAGTCGTTATTGAAAAATTTGAAGCTAGAGACAATGACAAATCAAAGGATAATTCAGTTCTTGAAAACGTCGCTTTGTTTCAAGTTCTTTTTCCAGAATCTGTTTTACAACGTAATGCTGGTTATCAATCGGATATTCCAAATGAATTACTGAAGCGACTTGGATTGTGGAAGTTTGAAAAGAGCCATCATCAGGATGTACGTGCTGCAGCAAGGCTCGGACTATTTTGGGCGATGAGAAATGATATCAAAGAAGTTATCGATGATATTGGCAAGGTGGTGAATGAATATAACATTAAAACTAAGAAAGTGGCAATCTGAAGCAATTGAAAGAAGCAAACGGTCAACATACGGAATCTTTCTTGAAGCTCTCGGGGGGCGCGGAAAAACTATCTGTGCTCTAGCTATTGCAAAAGAGAAAAACGCTAAAAAAATCATCATCACAAACAACCGTCTCTCGATTCTTGAAGGATGGAAAGAAGCTATTAAAAAGATGAATTTTGATTCGGATGTTGAGTTTATTATCTCCACTGACCGAAGTATTCAAAATATGTTAAAAAAAGGCTCAAAATTCAACTGTGACGTGTTGATTATTGATGAGTGGCAGAATATGTCATCGGAGAAGCAAGTGGCCTTATATCGACGTATAAGACGAAAATACACGATAGGTCTTTCAGCTACTCCAATCAGAAAAAAAGGGCAAAATTTCTACCCCCTTGAAAAAACGATTTTTGGTTTTGCAAATCCAAATAATAAATTTGATTGGCAAAAAGCACATGGAAGAATGGTGTATGATCCATTCACTTATTCGAAAGAAAAATGGGAGGATTTTAGAGACTATGAACGCTACGTCAATAATCTTCCAAACTTCTTTAGATGGGAAGAAATCGAAGAAATCGAAAACGCTATTGAGAACAACGGTTACGAAATTAAGTTCTATCCAGTAACTGTTGAACCTGGGAATCCAGAAACATTAGACAAGTTTAGAAAATTAAATCTTGTGACTGTAAAAGGTGAAACGGCAATGGCGAAACAATCTTTTGGACGCAACACGTTTGAAAGATACCTCAACCAAGCAGGAGTTGAAGTTGATTTTCCAAAAATTAAACCAGTGAACGCTGATACTCCATTGATGTTAAAACTCGATGGATTAATTGAAAGAGCACCACACGATATGCTAATTGTCAGCAAATCAAAACAGATTGTAAATGTCATCAAAGAACGACATCCTCACATAGGAATCTGGACCGGAGATGTTCAAGAAGGACTTGGTAAAAAAGTAGTAGTTGCTACAAACCAGGTTCTTGGAGTTGGTGTTGATGGCTTGCAGCACAAATATCAAACAATCGTTGTTCTAGATCCAGTTGAAGAAGGTTCTGGAGAATATGACGATTACCGCCAACTGCTTTGGCGAATAACAGGAAGTAGACAACAACACGATGTAAACGTGATTGAATTTTATTACGAAGAAAGGTGAAAAAATGGATAAAACATTTTTAGAAAAAAGAATTGAAGAAAAAGCGAGAGAAGAATTTGAAAAAGAATGGAATGGTTTTGTAGAGCAAATGTACAAACATCCTATTTTTAAACATATTACTATCAAAATTGACGGGAAAGACATTCCGCTCGCTGAATTTGGCATTAATTTCGGTGTCTTTAATCAAAAACAAGATGAAAATCTTAGAAATAAATTTTTAAATTTCGAAGAGGTAAAAGAAAAAGTGGTTCAAGAAAAAATCAAAGGAAAAACAGATGACTTGCTGCATAGATTTTCTTCTTTAAATTATTTGTTCGAAAAGGAGGGATTCTGATGTTTAAACTTCCAGAAAATAAACCTCAAGTTCCAAAGGACACGCCTCGTAACTATTTCATCTATGGTGAAACTATGAGTGGAAAATCTTACCTTGCAAACGAGTTCCCGAATCCGATTGTTTTAAACACGGATGGAAACGCGGAAGCAAACAGTGTGCCAAGTATCCAACTATTGAATGATAAAGACAAATCAGGGCGAATCACTAATTCAGTGATTAAGCAGCTAGGAGAAATCCTTTTAGCTCTACAAACGCAAGAACATTCATACGAGACAGTCGTAATCGATGTTATCGACGATGTTATTGAGATGATTAAAATCGCTGTGTGTGATGAACTAACTCCACCAGGGAAGCCTCGATTGAAATCATTATCGGAAATCCCATACGGGAAAGGCTACGACTTCTTTAACCAAGCAATTACAGAACTGGTTATTGACCTCAAAGCATTACCAATGAACGTTATTTATATCAGCCGTCAAATATCAGAATATGACGATAACGGAAACGCTACGAAAGACAAGCCAAGCTTGAAAGATAAGTATGTGAACCTTATCAACGGAAATTCGGATTTAATGATCCACACAGAAAAAATCGGGAATAACTACAACCGTGAAGTGGACAGAAAACGTAAGACTTACTATGCGGACCAAGTTGATGACAAATCGATTTTGAAAATCTTATCAACAATTAGAGGTGCTGTTGAACCGCCTCGAAAACAACAAGTAATAGCAAAACAAACTGCTAAACCAACAAAACAAGAAACAGTTGAAGTTTCTAATAACGAAGAAGAATTATTTTAAAAATAAAGGAGAAATGAAAAATGAGTTTATTAAGTATTGCAAAGAAAATTAAAGAAGATGGATTTGACCCTCGTAAAGATAGCGTGAACGGGCCTACAGCATTACCTGCTGGTGATTATACAGTGGTTCTAAAACGAGTACAATTCAACATTGCACCAAGCGGATGGGAAAGCCTAGGATTCACATTCGAAGTTCGTGAAGGTGAATTTAACGGACGTACTGAATATGTATCTTTTGGAACATTATCTGAATGGAATGGCAAAGACCTTTCTTGGTCAGTAGAACGAACAATCAAATTCTTTACTAAAGCAATTGAACTTGCTGGAGATAAGGTTATGAAGAACGACTTTGAAGACGGAAGAGCATTAGCTGATGCATTAGAACGTAAAGCAGTTGGTTCTTACTTCACATTAAAAATCATTGAAACAAAAGGTAAAGAAGACAAAGTATATCGCAACTATGATATTGAAGAAAATGCTGAAAATGCGATGAACACAGTTGTTGTAGAAGAAGATGATTTACCTTTCTAAAAATAAGGTGATCTCATGCATTCAATGAAAGAATATGCGCTGTTATATCAGCAAAAAGGGTTCTCGGTCATCCCGATTAGTCCTACAACTAAAAGACCATTAATTGAATTTGCGGATAAACCACCTCTTGATGCTGATGAAATTAACGAAGTTTGGAGTAAATATCCAAATGCGAACATCGCATTAAGAACTACAAATTTCTTCGTGATTGATATCGACAAACACGGAGAAACGAGTGGATTCGATTCGTTGAAGAAATGGGAACATTTAAACCTAATCGAACCAACGCTTCAAGCAAAGACGGCATCAGGCGGTAAGCACCTATTCTATTTCAAGCGTGATGATATCCACATCAGTCAAATGATTGGATTCCTTCCAGGAGTGGATATCAAAGCGCATGAAAACAATTATGTGTTGGTTGCTCCTTCCGCTACGGATAAAGGGCAATATGAATGGGATATGGAAAAATCTCCTGAAAAAGGAACAATGATTACTCCATCACGAGAGTTGATTGAAGCGATTATCAAGCAATACAAAATCACCAACGGACGTGAATTTGATTATAGCGATGGCTTAAGGTCATGGGTTAGCAAAGGTAGAACGTCCGGGAAAACAAAGACAACGGAATTGTTCGAAATAATCGCAAACGGATTAGGTGATGAAGGGAATCGTAATGATAAGCTTGCTAAATTTGTAGGCGGATTGTTATGGAGAGGAGTGGACGAGATGGATGTGTTGTCTTTGGCTAAGATAGCAAATGGCAATACTCCGAATCCACTATCGATGCAAGAATTAGAAAGAACAGTAGTAAGTATGATTAACAAAGATAGGAGGTGATTGTGATTGGCGAAGTAGTGAGTTTTTATAAGGATTATGAACCGATAAAAAATAGCAATGGAACTTTAAAAACGAACAGTCCAGTAAATGTATTAAACGCATTTCGAGCTGATGATCAGTTAAATCTCTATCTGAAGCATAATGAATTCTCTCAAGAGCACGAATTAACAAGAGACATCCAACTTGGGAACACGCTTTTAAAAAAAGGGGAATTATCTTCGAATTTTGAATCGGTAGTCAAAGTGTATTTTGAGAATGTCACGGGTGCAGCATTCACCTCTCAAGCGATGATAGACGGCATGGAAACCTTCTTATCTGAGCGTTCTTATAATCCAGTAAAAGAGTATATGGAAGAAGCTGAGAAAGGCTGGGATGGGCAAAAACGAATTGGACGAATGCTACAAGTCTATCTAGGAGCTAACCAAGACCCTCTAGTGTCAAAAATCGCTGAAATGTGGACGGTAGGCGCTGTTGCTAAAGTGTATGAACCTTATGTCAAATTTGACTACGTTCTGGACCTAGTAGGTGGGCAGGGTGTTGGTAAGACCTCGTTCTTACAAAAGCTAGGTGGGCATTGGTACACGGATGCGGTAACTGACTTTGCAAACAAAGACAATTACGACATCATGTTAAAACATTTAATTGTTAACGACGATGAGATGGTCGCTAGTGATCGTATGAGTTTTGCGGAAACAAAATCGTTCATTTCAAAAACGAGTTTACGATTCAGAAAACCGTATATGCGCAGAACGCAGGAATTCGCAAAGAATTTCGTTCTAGCACGAACAAGCAATCACGTTGAATACCTCAAGGATAAAACAGGTGAACGCAGGTTCTTACCTGTGCTGGCAAGTAATGACAAACAGAAAAAGCATCCTATGAAGATGACGGATGAAGTCGTAAAACAAATTTGGGGCGAAGCAGTCACGATTTATAAAAGCGGTGTAGATTTGATGTTTGATGAAGAAACAGAAGCGGAATTAGTTGAATATCGTGAACAATTCATGTTTAGAGATGAGATTGAACTTCAGATTCTTCAATACCTGGAAATGCCCGTTCCTAAAGATTGGGAAAGTAGAACAACAACTGATCAGTATCTGTATACGACCAAATATTTTGCAAATAGTCCTGACTGGACTTCAGGTGGACAAACGATGAATCGAGTGGCTACTCGGGAGATTATGTTCAATCTGTTCCATAAGGAATCGAACGACCAAAAACTATCGCGGAAGATAAGTTTTATTATGGATAATTTGCCAGATTGGAAAAAACAATCGTACAAAGTTAACGGAAAAACAACAAGAGGTTATAAAAGAATTTTACCTTAAAAAAAGGTTACACGTATGGTGTAACCTTTGGGTAAAATCGGTGTCTACGTGTAACCTTTTACCACATGTAGTTACACGTGGGTTACACGTTTTTTTCGCTACGTGTAACCCTTAGAAACGTTGAATTAACAATGTTTATAGAT